CCCAGCGGGTCTTTGATAAACTCTGCAGCTCTGGCAGCAGCCCGAGCGGCCTTCTCCTTGTCCTCGTCAACCACGAGGAAGCCAGTGAGTTCCCGCACGAGCCCTTCAAGGGCGTCCAAGCGGTCGTCTTTGGCCAGAGAGCCGCGATCCGTGGTGATGTTGTGCATCTGGTGGAAGCCAGAGCGCACGTCTCGGTGTGCTGCTGCATACGACTGCAGCAGCTCCTGATCCATCTCCAGAGCGGTGCGGTGCATAATGAGTCGGTGCTTCTGCATAACCGGGCGGATAGTGTCGATGATCCGGCGCTCTTTCTGCCCGACCGCACTACGTTCGTCCACCCCAACACCCTCAAGGCGCCTGCGACCGGATTCATCCAGTCCGTTGAAATGGTTCTGCACCAACTTGGTTACGGTACCCGCACCCATGTTCCTCTCAATCAGCACGGTCTTTATACCAAACCGCTTACAAAGGTCCACGAGCTTATCGAGGTTGGTGTCTGAGACACCGCCTTGCCAGCCGCCCCAACCCACAAGGTGGATATAGGGCCCGACATGGCCGCCCACAGCGAATGCAATCTCGTCGCCGCCATTACCGGCCGGATCGAGGTACAGGGTCATCGCTTTGAGCGGTACAAAGTGGTCTGTCTGCCCAGCCGGACGGTACATCTCCGCCTGTTGCACACAGAAGTCCGCTGGCAACTCCACTCGGAAGCGGGGCTCAGCGGACCAGAAGACGCTCTCGGGCACCTGTTCGTGGCTGTAGTCAGCCAGAATCAGGTCTCGGAGCTTCAATTGCTGACGCACTGCGTCGGACAGGGCGGTGTTGAGCATGAATTGCAGCTCAAATGTCTCAGGCCCTTGGTCAATCTCCTTCGCCAGCAGGTCTTGCTCGTTATAACGCTCGGGATCGGTAGGCCAGCCACGCGTACCGTCCAACCCACCGCCCATCTGGCAGCGAGGCCCGAGGATTTGCATGCGCTCAAGGATACTTGGCGCCAGCTTATCACCGTACTTCTCCAGCTCGGACGGTTTTGGGAACCGGCCCGGCCAGATGCGTACTTGGAAGCCACGGCTCGGGAGGCCGTTGTAGATACTCTCGCGAGTCTGCGGGGTGCCGAGGTACAGGATGCGCCCGTGCGTACAGATCGAGGTGAACTCCTTGGACAGCGTAACTAGCATCGCGCGTTGCGTTGCAGTCAGGCCGTTCTTGGTCGTCTCAATGTCGTCGGGGATCAGTACGTCAGCACGGTAGCCCTGCAGGGATGCAGTGATACCGAGGCAGCAGACGCTGGGCGACTTGTCTACGCCCTTGAGCGACCAGTGTACGTCGAACTTCTCAGTCGAGGTACGGTCGCCGCTGTACTTATCGGGGCGTAGGTAGTCCAGCAAGTCCCAGCCGTGGATCAGGCCGTGCATGAGCATGCCGTTCTCGGCCGCCTTGTCACCGGCACCGGAGATTAGCAGCACCCGATTCGGAGGATTCTGCACTAGGCTCCAGACACCGTACAGACAGGCGATGGTACTCTTGGCCTCGCCCCGCTGGGCAGCCACCATCGCCTTGTCCGGCCCGTCCTGCATGAAGTCCGCAATGTCTTCCTGCATCCACGTCATGTCAAAGCCGAGGAACTCCATCGCGTCGCGGCAGAACTCGGAGAAGCGCGGGTACATCTCGCGGACCAGCGCCGCCTTGTTAAACCGTTCGCGAATGTCCATCACTGGGCTCCGTACAGGGCCTCAACATCAGCGTCTACGAGACGCAGCTTATCCTTGAGGCGGGTTACGTTCGCTTCCCGCTTACCCTCTAGCTGCTTGCGCAGCTCCTCCAACTGGTCGTTGTCGGCAGGGTCACAGGTGATGCTGTTGTCCTTGAGGAACTTGGCAATGGCCGCTTTATCGGCTGCAGGCAGCGGGATAGGCGGGTCTTGCTCCATGTACCAGCGCAGCTCATTCAGCATCAGCTGGGCCAGCGCTTCGTGCAGTTCCCCGAGGATTCCTTGTTTAGCGGCCATAAAGCCTCCTAGTCTAGTAGTGTGACAATTGACTCCCGGCTACAGCCGTAGTGCAGAGCCACCTGAAGCTGCAGCTTGAGCTGCGCGAGGGCTAGCTCTGGGTTGAATGGGCGCGGAGTCCAACCGATCACCAAAGCACCACCCTCGAAGCGGTACTGCGGAATGGCAGGGCCGTCCGGTGCATCCTCAGTGACGACTGGGTACCACGTGCCGAGGGTGTTGGCTGGCGTGAGTGTCTCTGGGAGACTGGTCTGCGGATAGAACCCGCGTACCTGCACCTCACTGCACAGGCCGTATAAAGGTGAGAACATCATGCAATAGGCTCCCCGAGTACGCCATACGACGAGTTAACGGTTGGGGTCATGATTGTGGTTGCGGTACCTGCGGTAATACCTGTCGGACCACAGCGCAACACCCGAACAGAAGTGCCTGCATATACAGCACAGACGCCACCGTCAATAGGGTGCACTCCGGGCGGGCTGGGGGCCGTTGCGCCGAATAATCCGGATATAGTGAAAGTCTCTACGGAGCCACTACCGTCCCACGGAGTCCTCAATACGGTAACGGTGGCACTAGAAACCCCCCACAAATACACGTACACGCGATCCCGACCGACAAGATAACTAGAGCCGGGAAACGCGAGAGAAGGTATGATAACCTTACCGGACAGGGAGTTCTCTACAAGTCGTAGTGAGGATTGTGTGGAACTCTCTTGGCGCAGGAAGAAGGGTCCATACCCACCGTACAACCAGTTAGTCGTACCGCCGCTAGGCTCTATGAACGTATCCAGACTCGTCCACACACCCCCAACCTTCCGCACCAGCCGCGCGCCTTGCATGTAGGTGGTGGGGTTGAACGCGGTGAGTAGCAAAGTGTCTGCGGATATCCACTGCAGCCCGATTGCGGAGGTGAACCCCGAGGCCACGGCAGGGAAGGTTGCGTCTACAACCTTGGTCGCAGTCCGGGTTGTCGTGTTAAGACGCCACTCAGACACACCCGCACTTGTTTGGAAGTATAGGAACTCCCCGTCCAAACTACACACACAATGGCCGTTGGGGTTGCTAGGTACGGTGATTGTTTGTCGCGTCCACGCCCCTGCGTTACGCCAGCCAATGACTACACTAGTCGTAGATACATGTTCCACGTAGAAACGGCCGAGAGGGTCTAGGCTGTAGGAGTACGGGGTGGTCCCTGTCGTACCTGTGCCGGGGGTGCTGGCCAACAAGGTTGGGGTGTACCCGTTGTAAAAGCGGGTGACGGTGCGGGTTGCACTAGCGACAAGGGACATGCCCTGCGATAGTGGCCACGTCAGATCGCCGAGGTCCCCGGAGCCTGCTCGTCTGAACATTACTTCACATCCTTCGCTACAAGGTAGCCGTACCAAGCACCAGCTGCGCCGGTTGGGTTGAGTAGCTGCACAATGTCCGTACCCGCAGCGGTGAGCGTGGGTGCAGTACCGCCCGGCCACTTGGTCATAGCTGGCCACGTAATGGCCCCTGCCCCGCCGTTGACAATCTCCAACGTAACTTGGTTCAATACATTGGATGCGAGGTTCGACACAGACAAGGTTGCCCCAGACGCGGTGTTGGTCAGCTTCTGGTATGTGCCGGAGAGTAGGTTGATAGTGTACGCAGTGCCGCTCGGGGTGATGGTGCTGGCCGGGGACTCTGTGATCCGACCAGTAAAGTCGGGGTCCTGCTCAACAGTAGCCACGGCAGCGGCAGCAGCGTTAGCGGTACTCAGGGCAGTAGCCGAGTTGTCCAGAGCGGTTTGCGCTTTACCGTCCACCGCGCCTGCTGTACTGACTGCAGCGATAGCTGCGTCGAGTGCATCCTGAGCCTTGCCATCAATGGCGTTGGCCGTCTCCTCCGCGATCAGCGCCTTCGCGAATGCATTGTCCGCCGTTGCGCTAGCGATGCTTGCAGCTGTCTGGGCGTCGAGTGCCGTACCCTCAATACCTTCGGCGATGGCCTTAGCGGTATTTGCGGTGCTCAGCGCAGTGGCGGCGTTGTTCAGGGCCGTGGTAGCTTTGGCGTCTACCCCGTTAGCTACGCCTAGTGCACCAGCTGCTACAGCCTTGGCGGCCTCAGCAGCGGCAATGGCGGCAGTAATGTCTGCGTCAAGTTCGTCCGCGATAGCCTTGGACTGCGCAGCCGTCCCGACAGCCTCCTGCACCACGAATAGCAGCTGGTCGTTATTCTCGGCGATGTTCTTTGGGGTGAAGGGTACACCATTACGGTAGTCGTGCCGAATCTCTAGTGCAGAGGTGCTGCGGTACCGACGTACAACAGCCCCAGCCGCAGGGGCCGGGGTGATGCTGATGTTGCCGTCATTGATCCAAGTGAAGGTCGTGCTTACGCCATCGACCTCCACGAAGACCTCTGCCCGGTTCTGATAGACGAACGGGACAGTGTACGCAGAGCCTCCGACACTGACAGTTGAAACGTCAATATCAGGGACTTGTGCCATGATTACTCCTCAAGGGCGTTCTGCAGAGCAGCCACGCCGGGCATGATTGAAACGAAAGGAAGAACAGCTCGCGCTGCCTGTACTGCATCACCTGCAGCGGCTGCGCCCTCACCTTGGATAGCGTTACCCACTGCACCTGCGGCAGCCGGCGCGGCGTTAGCCAACCCGGTGATCGGGACAGAGATGCCACCACGGCCACCGGACAGGCCGACGATGCCAGCAGCGTCGCCAATGAAGCCAAGGCCAGCAGTATAGCCAACAGCCTTCTGCATCAGGTCGGCAATGCCCTTCTCGTCGAAGGACACGTCCTCGCCTTTGCGGAACTCGTTGGCTGCTACCATGATGACGGTCAGTGGATATTGGTGCGCGAGCATCATAGCCAGCCCGGTGTACCCGGAGTTCTGGATGGTGCCACGCAGCAGTTTGTTGTGCGCGAATGCAACGAACGAACGGAACTGACCGAGCACCTGACCTACACCGGAGCGGGAGAAGCTGGAGCCCTGACCGGCGCGGCCGTACAGTACGCTATCGTCCATCATGCGTAGCACGACGTTCATCGCCGAGTCCACGTCGGCTTGTGCCCACGCATCCCAGTTCATGGCCCGAGCGTTCTTGCCGTTCATGCGGACGTTAGCCTGCACGGCTGCCTGCACTCGATCCCAGTCTGCACCTTTGAGTCCGTACTCTCGCACGAGCTTGAGCGCAGCGGCGTCACCATTGCTGGCGCGTACGAGGGTGTTCATGGCTAGGTTGCTGGATACACGGGTCTGCCACTGGTGCACGAACTTCATACCGTTCAGGATTGGCACAGCCTGCTGACCGTAGTGCAGCACGCGGTCGATTGTGTGGTCGCCCTGCACAGCAAGGTTCGGCTCAAACTGCCGCAGCCACGGACGCACGCGTACGTCACGAGCAAGGTCCAGACCCAGCACGGTACCCAGCTCGTCGTACAGGTCCGGGTCGCGCCCGATCTTACGGAGCACGCCAGCGATACCGGGGAACTGCTTGATGAACTCTGCACCGGTACGCGCAGCGCCATAGCGCCATGCGATGGTTGCAGTCTCCGCCACCTGCCACAGACCGGAAGCCTGCAGCATAGTAGCATGAGCGAACGACTTAGCACGCTGTGCGTACGGACCAAGGATTGCGTCCTCTGGGCGGATACCCGTGAAGTCGCCGAGTAGGTAGTCCAGCTGCTTCATGCGGCCTTGAATGTCGGACTGGGTGCGGAAGGCGTTGAGTCCATCATCCGAACGGGCCACGGTAGCGGGGGCGCCTGCTGTGAAGTCGCCCTTCTGCGGCACGTAGTCCAGCATGTTGTCGGTGTGCTGCATGATGATGCTGAGCACGGAGTCGTCTGGCATCGCACGGTCAGTCAGACCAAACAGGCTCTTGATGCTAGCCACGAAGGAGCTAAGCGCGGTCTTCTCCCGGCCCGGTATCCTGATCTTACGCAGCGCATCCTGTGCACGTGAATCAGACATAGCCCATGCCACCAACTCCTTTGGGTCTTTCATGATGTTGGTGGTCTTGGCCAGCTGTGCGAGGGAGCTATCCGGGTTCTTCTCCAGTTGCGCAGCAAGAGCCTTATGCAGCCTCGTCAACTCAGCTACGCCGGCGTGCACCTTAGCCGTCTTCGCATTCAGCGGCAGCTGGTGGATACGGTCCACCATGGTGACGGTTACGCTATGCGTTAG